TAGTTACCTCTTGCATAGGAACTACATCCTTATACTTAAGGATAGCACGGTACTTACCCTGACGAGCATCTGCTTCGTTATTAACCGAAAGGTCATCCCAAGAAGTTGCATCCTGGTCACCCATCCAAGTATATTCTGTCATGGCATCTTCATCTACCAAAGAATCTAATGTAGGTTTAACTTCCAACCAAATTCTTTTCCAAGTTCCCCAAACGTTTGGTTCTTCCAAATACTTGTTAAGTACTGGACGAAGGAACTTCTTCAAATACAAATTCAATCTTACGATTGAAAGGAATCTTTCAGAATCCTGTTTCACTTGAGAAGAGAAGCAATGCCATAGCATGGTTTGCTTACCTGCATCTGGAGTATCTTTGATTACCATCTCATTGATATAATTCTGAGCAAGTGTGTTCAGTTCATTATATCGAGAAGGAGAACCATAATTTGGACATACGGGCCCAACTGCATCTCCAATAACTCCTCGGTTCATACCAGCAAAGGATTTCCAAGGACCATATTGAGTAGCAGAAGCATCTCCCAAACCTGCAATGGTACCTACTACATCAGAATCTTGAAGATTGCCGTTCTCATTGTAGTACTTAAGGCCACCTCCAAAGTAAGCAATGTACTTGGAATTACCCACGGTACCAAGACAAGCCTGTACCCAAGTAACCTGAGCTTTATAGTCTCTTGGTTGAGTACCCTGGGTGTAATGGGTTAAGTGTTTTGGGACTTCTATGTACAGTACCCATTCCATCAATTCTTTTGCCATATCTGCAGCAGCCTTATATACCTTGAGTACGTCAGCATCAGTAGTAAGGTGTTGAGAGATATGGGAAATGAATAATTGGTAAAAGTCAGTGTAGTCCCTTACTAAATCCAATGAAGCGATCCATTCATCAGCAGTAGGGTTAGAACCAGCACTACCTACGGTACCGGTAAATAGTTTCTCGGTATCTGAAGGAGCTGCTCCCCCAACTGTTACAGTAACGGCATTTTTTGTACCATCTACACTATCGGTAAGCCATTTGATTAAGTTCTCAAAAGATGAACCAGCAACTACTACCGGTTTGATATACTCTGAGTTCTTAGCAAAGGCACTAAGAGCAAGGTAATCTACCGAAGTATTATTGTTATCATCGGCAGTTTTATAAGTTACTACTGGACCTTGTTCAAGTACCTGGCCATTGCCTGAATAGATTCTATAATACAAGGTATTGGATTGTTTATAGAAACCTACCTGGAAGGTATCAGTACTACCGATGGGGTCTCCATAACCTTTGGTTACCAATCCCAAACTATAAGTAGTTCCCCCAGAAGCAATGGTTATCAATGCTGCAGGAGTAGCAGGGTCTGGAGTAGCAGAAGCATGACTTGCTCCTTCCTCTTCGGATTTAGCAACTGTTTTAGCTTTACCTGCAGTTGCAGCTACTGTACCTTGAGTAGCTCCCTTGCCAAGTACTCGAATAACACGAAGCTTAGAACCACCCTGCAAAGCCTTTTCGATATTTGATACAGAACCATCTGGTACAATTTCAGAACCATAGATTCTTTGGAACTGAGAGAAAGTAGAAATGATTTCTGATGGGTCATCATAAGGGCCCTTAGTAGTTCTAGCCAATACACAAGAAACTCCTAACATGGGAGTAGTTTGAAGAACATTGTTGTTCTTAAACTTAAAGTCAATGTGAGGTGAAGTTGGCATAATTCTATTGTGATTAAAGTTAATTACTTGTTTAATTTATACCCTAGAGTATTGTACCTATGCCTTAGGTACTTTTAACTCTAACATTTCATTTTCGTTTTGTTCTAACAATCCAATAAGAACTGATATATCCTTGATGGGTGTAAGAGTACCTTCTCCCAAAGCTTTTTCTGGAAGAATACCGTCTTTACATACATAAGTGTATACCTTCTCAAGTATACCATGTTCTACATCTGGATGGTCATAATAATTACCAATCTCAATGAATAGGTTTCCGGTGGGAGCAAGCCTGCCCTTTTCCCATTCCTCTAAGTCATTGAAGTATGGTCTCACGTATCCTCTAGCAGGTAAGCCAGTATATAAAATTGTATGTAGCAATCTCATATCGGCTTGTGTTTGAGAAACTAGATGTACATCTATGGTGATATCTTTTGTTTCATAGGGAAACTCTGAAGCTTGGTAATTACCATCCTCCAGTTTATCACCAATGATGTATTTATTCACACCAATATCTCCAGCATAATAACCTTGTAGTTCTATGGTTATTCTTGGGAGAGTCTTTGGGCCTTTTACTTGGTTATTCCCTATACCAAAAAGAGGTATGAACTTCTTCATACCTTTGATTGCCTCTTGAAATCTTTTTTCGTTTTCTTGAGACAAAGGTAAGAAGTCTTCTGGGTTTAAGGTAAGACCCATTTCTAACATTGTACTAAGTAGAGAGATATAAAAAGTTCTTTCTACTATTTCTTCTGAGTTTACCATTAAAGTCCTAATCTAATATTTAACTGAACACTTTGATTGCCATTGTCATTAATATACCCATTATAAATTACCTGAATACCTCCAAAACCACTCATTATGGTTTGTAAATGACCAACACAATTTAATTCACTAACCCATTGAGTAGCAATATTTGAAGGATAATCGGTAAGCCATACTTTAAAGGAATTTGGTTCAGAACCAATATCTACAGGGAATTGACCCTCTATTGTCTTACTTATATCGGTTATCTTAAATTGTCTTATAAATTTAGCAACTTGAATACCGTTGATAAGGTAGTACTGATAACCCTTTACCTTACTAATCTGAGCAGTACTAGTATTTTGACCAAGATTTGGGAATGGTATATTCGGGGTTGGTTCAAAGCCATACTTAGTAGTTCTAGTACCTGGAGATTGAGTTATATTTAAAACTATCTCTGGGTTAGGTTCTTGCTGTGAGATAATCTTAACCGTAGTAGTTCTTTCTAATGGATCATAGTTACTTGGGTTGTGATCTTGATTAGTAGATTTAGTTTTGATAATAAGCTTACCTGCAGCATTAGCTTCCCCAATTTTTTGGGTTACCTCTAACCAATCGGATGAGCTTTCTAATTTCCAATCTATAGCACGGTATTCATCTTGAGGCTCATTATTTATAAACTTCTGTTGGTAACTATATACCCCTATTTCTAGAGTCTCACCCTTTTTAGTACCCTCGAAAGTATGGGAAGTAGTTTCCGGAGTGATACTAAAATAAGTTCCCCAGGTCTCTACTATTTCAGGAGCAGCCTTTTGTATCAGAGTTACTTCCCTTTCTACACCCTGAACTACTACCTTGAGGACCTGCTCTTTTAAGGTCTGTTCTGTATTTACTGCTTTCGGTTTTACACGAATGGTAGCAGTACCAGTTCCTGATAGTGAAGATATTTCAAAATCTACTGCCATTATATAATCCTCCTTATTTCTTTTCTAACTTCATTACGTATTTCCTTTTGTAAGGCAGCTTTTCCACCAGCAGCCTTAAATGCAGGAGCCCAGAGAGGACGAGGTGGTAAATTACCATCTCTACTACCATACTCTAACATGATAGCTATCTGATTCAAAGTTTTTCTTGAAGTCTTACCAGTATAAGTAATCTTCTTGATTCCAATTGGTAAACCAACGAAAGTTCTTTTCTTACCTTTTACTAAGGTAACTGACCTGGCATATTGTCCAGTAAGATTTAGCATGGTATGGTCTCCATATTTCTTTATGGTACCAGGAGCATGTGGTGGCCAAGATACTCCGGAACCCCTTGGAGGTACACCAGTATTCAAACTTCGTCTTACTATACGAAGAAGTTGATTACCAAACTTTTCTGTACCTTTCGCATAACCCTTAGTTAAGATACTTGGAGTTTTAGCAATCAACCTTTCTGCACGAGCTTGTTCTCGTTTGTCTACGTATATTTCTAGAGAGCCAACTGGAGTCGATAGTGTAATATTAACCGACTTACTTGGCATAATTCTTATTATTGTTTAGGTTTATCTAATCCCAATTCTTGAGCAATCCTTAATAAATACTGGTATTATTGTATAACCTATGATATACTAAATACATAATCATGGGTTATGGTTGATACTAAATACATAATCATAGGTTATAGTTGCAGCACTCTGGTTAATATTAAGTGTTATCTTCTTACCAGATTCTGATTGAGTTACTGTTACTGTGGCAGACCTTGAGGATTCAGCGGTGTTCTCATAAGTTTTAACTGAGAGCCCATTATCTACTATATTAACAGTAGTCCAACTCGGTACATTTTGACTTTGACTTGCTCCTACCGGATATATATCAGAAGTTTCTGTATCATTTATCACTTTCTTTTTATAAGAGATGAATGGAACCTCTTCAGTTTTTCCCAAAGCCGGATGAGTAATAGATTTAGAAGTCTGACTTCCAGGAGCACTCCCCCAATTAAAATAATAATTATAATATACACTTGCACCGCCCTGAGTGATATTCACAAAATCGGAAGCACCTCCATAATAAGCAATAACTCTAATAGACCTACTACTTGTACTGGTATTCTCAGAAGCACTAAGAGTAGTACCTGATAGACTAAATCCTGAGATACCATTGGTACTTAAAATCGGAGTAGCCCTATCGGAGCCATCGAGAACATTTGAACCAGAAGTATAATTGGCATATCTTGGTCTACTTGCACTGGGGTACAAAGTTACACTACCTCCAGTATTACCGATGGTATAAGAACTTGCCCTTAAGCTTACACCCCAAGAACCATAGGTATACCCAGTAAATTCGTTTGCTGCCTGGTATACTGGTACACTTACAGATTTGGTTTTACCATTTAGTGATAAGGTACCAGTAAGGGTTCCTACCTGGGTTCTAGATTTAACCGTAGTTCCCAAAGAACCTGCACTAACTGCAGTACCATAACTAATGCTAGCACCACTTGTAATCGTACCTCCTCCCGTTGTAGAACCATTCCATCCCCAAGTTTGAGAATATGAGGGCATAGTAGAGAATGAACTTCTAGTACCTCCACTTGCAGGTATATCGGTTACAGCTCCACCACTTGCAGTAATTTCACTATAAGTCTTATAACCTGCAGATTGAGAACAAGATATGGTTACTTTCTTATTGGTTTCTGCTTGGGTTAAAGTTACGGTACCACTACGAGTACTGGTAGAAGTATTATTACCCATAGTTACTGAAGTACCGGTACCGGATATACTTCCTCCATTAGCTCTAGTATAAGTTAAAGAAATTTGGTTACCATAATTATGGCCATTTCTTAATTCTTGCTTGTATGAAGTTACCGTGAAAGTTTTAGTACCTCCAGTTGCCCCAAAAGACATAGAAGTGGGGTTTACACTAAACCCATAACTCCAAGATTGAGAAGCTGCAGCTTGAGTAAAAGTTACTTTAAAAGTTTTACCAGATTCGCTCTGTGTAACAAGAGTATTGGAATCTGACCGAGAGGTTAATCCCAGATTCTCTGAAGCAGTCCAAGGAGGTACTTGATTACCGTGATTAGTTACCCATGTGGGTGTATTACTAATAATATAATTTACCGTAACTTCAGCCCCATTAGCTATTCCATCCCAATATTTCTGTTTCGTAGAAATAAAACCAAAGCCTTGATTAGAAGAACTGGGGTTACCCAAAGTATCAAAACTTATACTACTGTATCGAGAAGTAAATTTATACTTATAGGTTACCTTGTGTATATCTTCCAACTTTACACATTCATTATTTCCATAGGAACTGGCATTGGATAGTTCCAACCCCACATAATTCTCCCCGGTTCCTGTCGAGGAGAGTGCTAACAATTCAGCCTTGGTAGGGCAGTCATTTCCTGTCTTACCAAGGCCTACTTTAGTTTTGACAGCACTCCAGGTTGCTATCTCTCCCATGATTATTTATTTTTAAGTTCTTGAATCTCAGCCTTCAAAGCCTTAATCTCATCGTAAAGAAGTTTAACACCCTCGATTGCCAAAGTTGACATCTTGTGATATTTAACTTGTTTTACGAGTACATATTCTTCTCCATTGATTTCCAAAGTTTCAAACTCCTCTGGATTAGGTACTGTAGATTTCTCTACTGGAACTTCCTCTACATATTTACCAAATCCCAATCCCTCAAGATTCTGAGCAATAGTTCCCTCGTCCTCTTTACCAAGCATTTCGAATGACTTAGTTGGTATCTGGCAAATCTGTTCCAGAGTATGATTCAAATCCTTAATGTTAGATTTGAGTCGAACATCTGAAGACTCTTTGAAGAAACCGGAAGGAGCAGTAGTCTTAGCATCAGCAATAGCAGTAGCTTGAGCAGTAGATACTGGCTTATCAGCATCAGAAGTATTATTAACATTACCCAATCCAACCTGAGTTTTAGTAACTATATGAGGATTAAATTTATTGGCAATGTGACTATTTACCTTAGTTTCCAATGCAGTTACATTTGAACCAGTATCGGCAATCAAATCGTCAACGTAAGTTTTCAATTCTGTACGAAGAGCATTGATAGCATTAGTTCTATTGGTAATCTCATTTGCCAACCACTGTACGGTATTATCCAAGTTAGTCTTATCTGCTGCAGTCATTACACCA